CTCAAGTCGCGCATCTCACCTTCAGCAAATGACAGATCGATAAACTTGTCTTCAAGTTCAACCATCTTCTCAGCGATTGTATATATCTTAGACTTGAGTTCGTCGTTCCAGATTTCTGGATTTTCTTTGATAAACTCTTTGAATAAGCGCATCATATTTTCTGAGTGCATAGTCTCATCAACGATAGACCATGTAACAATCTGACCCATACCCTTCATGATACCATGACGTGGAAAGTTCAGCAACATGATGAATGTGCTAAACAACTGCATACCTTCAGTGAAAGCAGAGAACACGGCAATGTGTGTAGCAGTCGATTCAATGGTACCATTCTTAGATGAGATATCAAGCACATAGTCATGCTTGTCTTTCATCTCTTGGTACTCCATAAACTGAGAGTATGTAACTTCAGGCAAGCCCAATGTTTCAATCAGGTGAGAATACGCAGCAATATGCAATGCTTCACGAGCAGCAAAGCCCATCAACATCATACGCACTTCAGGCTGTGGAAAGTATGGCAAGTAGTTCTTTACATAACCACCAGCAACGTCAATGTCGCCTTGCGTAAAGAAACGAAAGATGTTTGTTAGGAAAGTCTTTTCCTGTGGTGTCAAACTTTTCTTCCATTGCTTAACGTCTTCAGCCATTGGCACTTCTGTGTGTAGCCAATGCGCTTGCTCATGCTTTAGCCATGCGTCGTATGCCCATGGATAATTGAATGGTTTGAAGTGGCTACGTTCATCCGTCAATCGATTTGTTATTTTTTTAATCATTTTTCTTCTTCCAATTTTAACTCTATAAAGTCGTCGAATATTCGAACACCGACAACATCTCTGAATCCATTTTCTGGATCATAAACACATACTCTAATCTTTGATGATGTTTTAGTGAGTTCACCACTATTTTTAGGATATAATGCTGCCCAATATTTTTTGATTTTATCAGAGATGTCGTAGGCGTCCATGGTTAACCTTCACATGCAATACACACGTCTTCAGCATTTGCAGTAAGAGCATGTAAGTCGATTTCTTTAATAACTTCGCGTTCAATACGCTTGCTAACTTTGTCTGCCTTTGCGATCTTATCAGAACGGCAGTAGTACATAGTCTTCAAACCTTGCTTCCATGCTTGGAAGTGTACGGCATGAATGTATTTAATATGGCTATCTGGACGGAAGAATACATTCAGGGACTGAGCTTGATCAATATACTCTTGACGATCTGCAGCATGTTGCACAACCCATCGTTGATCAATTTCCATAGAAGTCTTAAAGACATCTTTAGTCCAATCATCCATCCAGTCCAAGTGTTGAACAGAACCATCGTTGGCGATAATGCTAGACCAAATCTCAGCATATTTTCCAGAATCCATTCCTTCTTCTAAAGATAAGTGTTCTCTAATAACTTTATCAAGCCAGCGATTTTTATTTAGGTGAGAACCCGATAGAGTATCTTGGCGATAAGCATTGGCGCGATAAGGTTCAATGCTAGGACTAGTATTGCCCATGAGAATGGAAGAAGAAGCATTGGGAGCAATAGCCATAAGATGACTAAAGCGATTCCCAGTACCCTTAGCATCTGGTGCCTCACCTCTTTCAGATCCCAACTTCTTGTTCGCTTCATCTAATTTCTCTCTGATAGATTTAAAGATTTGTTTATTGCGACCTACTGCTAGTGAAGATTCCCATGGGAGATTGTTTTTCTGCAGGTAGGCATGCCAACCCAACGCACCGATGCCGATGCTTCGTTCACGCATTGCGGAATACTTTGCACGTTTGATTGTGGAAGGTGCATGATCAATAAAATACTGAAGAACATTGTCAAGCATTTCTGCAATATCAGCAAGGAATGTAGGATGGTCTTTCCACTCATCATAGTACTCTAAGTTTAGTGAGGACAAGCAGCAAACAGCTGTGCGCTTTTCGTTAGTTGGAAGAATAATCTCAGAGCAAAGATTAGACTGGTGAATTTTAAGACCAAGATCCTTCAAGTGTTGAGGCATCTTACGATTAGATTCATCAATAAAGTGCAAGTATGGTTCACCAGTGGTCATACGCATTTCAAGAATACGTTGCCACAATTCTTTGGCAGATACAGTCTCACGAATTTCTTTAGATGTTGGATCAACCAGCTGCCATGAATCATCATACTCTGGATCCAACATACAGTTCTCAATAATCTGCATGAACGAATCAGGGATGTTAATACCATGGTGCATGTTCAGAGTACGCATGTTCTGATCGCCAGTAGGCTTGCGCATTTCTAGAAAATTAATAATGTCAGGGTGAGATATATCAAGATATGCAGCATAACTACCACGACGAGTCCTACCTTGACGGTAGGCGAGGCTTGATGCATCATACATCTTAAGGTGCGGCATGACTCCTGTTGATTTGTCGTCAGCAGAGCGGATACCGAAACCGATGCCGACACCGCCACCAAGCATGCTAAGCCAATTAGTTTCAGAAAGGTTATCAACTAGTCCCTCCGCAGTGTCTTCAATGTAGTTAAGGAAACATGAAATAGGTAGCCCACGCTTACTGCGACCAAAAGAAAGAATTGGAGTACTATAACTAAGCCAATGATTAGAGGAGTAATCGTACAGGCGCTGAGCATGTTCTTGATTACTTCCAAAGTGTTTTGAAACATAGGCAAACCTTTCTTGAGGTGAGACCTCATCGTCTTTCATATAGCTTTCTTTGAGTCTAATCTTACCCAACTCATCAAATAGACTATCACGACTGTAGTCTACATTAATCCCATGAACAACATCTGTCATATGTTTTTACCTTTTTTTTTATTTTGATACTAGACCTTCAACCATTGGGAAGATCTCCGCGATTACTTTTGCACACTCACGTGCAATTAGAATGTTTTCTTTTTGTGTACCATTACCAGAGCGAACCTGAATGAAATGAATCCATGAACGTAGAGTGCCATTCATATACATACGCGATGCAGTCAAACCTTCAGGCAATACAGCACGAGCCTGTTCTTTGGCAATACCATTTGCGATTGCCCACTTGTATTCTCTTTCAGCAGCAAAGATTACACGTTTCTGCGCACGTTCCCATTCAATAGCAAGCAGCCTTTGCGCTTCATCTGTATTATCAATTTCAACGCTGTTTTGTCGATTCTTCATATCCTGGAATCTAGCCTCACGTACTTCAAAATGTAGATCCTTTGTTGGATCAGCGTAACGTTGTGAGAATTCCTGGAAGGCAAAAGAACGATGGCGTAGAATTTGGCGAGCAATGTCACGAGTTGTTTCAATCTCTAGGCATGCACTTACCATTTCTAGCGGTGACCAGTGTTGGTTGTTGATCAAATACTTGATGAGTTTTTCCGAGGTCTCAGTATTAAACTGATTGCTTGGATTCGATACGCGAGCACAGAAAGCAATTAACTCTTGCACATCAAGCAAACCTTCGTCATACATCTCACGAGAGGGCTTGCTATAACTAATCATCCTAACTTTCATACTTTTCTCCATGTTGAATATCGCAGAGTTGCTTCTATACCAGTAAAGGTATTCGTATTTATTAGTTCTACAATCTCTCTTTGAGACCTACCAGAGAGTATCATATCATTAATGTCTTTTTCTACAACGCTGTCGGGATACATACAGACACTGAAACCAGCGTCAATGTACTTACCCATTTGTTTTACAATTTCTTTGTTTCTTGGTTCATTGTCCATGACAATGGTGGCATTCGTCAGTAGTTGACGAATAGTTGGTGTATCAAAACTTGCGCCCGATACAGCCAATGCGTTGGGTAGAAAGAGTGAATCAATCGGACCTTCAACGATGTAAATTCTTTTACTATAATCTACACGTTCTAAGCCAAAAATCTTTTCTTGAGTCTCATCTACCTTGATAGTGTAATACTTAGGTTCTTCTGCTCCGTATGATCTACCCTGAAACGCAAAGCATTTACCTGCTGGAGTAAACATCGGTATGATCATACGTGGATGTTCATCAACAAAGGGTTCTTGAAACTTTGGAGTGACAGAGTTAACAAACTTCTTAAATTTAGGAGCAAAATACAAAAGGTTCCATTGTTCTTTGGGAATCTTTCGACCAATAACATATTGAACTGCAGGATGAGTTTCATCTAGAAGATCAAGTCGCTTTACAGGACTTAAGATGTCATCTTCTAATAGAACTGATTCTGTCTTTGGGAGTAAGGGTTCAACCTCTTTGTGATCACTATACTTGGAAGCACCAGCTTTGTAGCGTTCCAGTACATATTCATCATAAAGTTTTGTATCTACATATTTAATAAGATTACCAAGATTTGTGCTATAACCGCAGTTGTGGCACTTGCAAAAAAGATCAGCCTTGGACCTGTAGATATACCCACGTGCCTTGATCTTATTTTTGGAACTGTCACCGCATACTGGGCAAGAGTAGTTCCAAAGATAGTCTTTCTTTTTCTTAAAGTTACGTAGCCTTGTGCCAACATAACCTGCAAATTTTGTGTCAATGTAAAGCATATGTCCCCATGTAGAGTACCTATTATACCCTAAATGAGGACACAAAGCAAGTTTATTTTAAGATGTCTGCGATTTTATGTATATTGCCTAGTAAGAATCCAAGAGCAGCAGCGGCACCAATAACATACCACTTCCACTTTTCAAGTTCTGACACTCTACCTTTAATGTTGTCAATGTCTTCACTTACCTGTCTGGAAATAGAAACGTGTTGATCTTGTGATATTTGAGCATTAGCTTGCATCTTATGTTCGATACGGGTTTGCATATCGTCCATTTTATCAATGATCTCTCTATTGCCTGTAGTGATTCGAGAGTGAATTTCTTTCACATCAGCCTTTAGGTCTTTGACATCTTCTTGTATGCCTTCTACTTGTGCTTCCAATTTAGCTATTCTCTCTAGTTCCATCTGTGTAATCCTGCTAATTTTTGTTGAACAGCTTTTCCTGTTCCTTAACCCATTCTTGCAAGGCTCTTAATTGTTCAGCGTTTTGGTGGCAGATTGAGTAGTTTCCGACGACGGTTTCGGTTGCGGTAGAGAGTTTAACTCTTGAGGTGGTTTCATCAGCAACTCTGGCGGTGTCGGGAACTTCATTTTTACTGGCACTGTCGTGGAGCACGACGAAAGAGTTAGGCAAAGCACACTTAGCATCAGACTCTTTAGTAATATATTTTGGCACTTCTTTAATAATGACATCACCCTTCTCCTTAACGACCTGAACCTTTGTAACATATTTAGTTACGACCTCTGTAGTTTTCTCAGCAGACTTTGTTTCTACCTGAGCAACTTTTACTTTGAGATCTGCAACTTTAACAAGCCATGCTTCCTGATTGGAAATGGCTCCTTCCATAAAGGTTCCAAACACTATTAACAACAAAGAGCCTACTTGAATAGGCAGCTTGTATTTTGATATAAATGGAATAAAACTTAAAACAAAGGCAAAGATTAAACCCAAAATGCCGCTAATTAGCAGCACATGAAAAATCCAAAAGGGTATCCACTCAAGAGCCCACATTATACACCTACTGGTTTACTTCTTCTTACAACAGTTTTATACTTCTTGATTTTCTTTTTATCTATCAATGGTTGGTCTAATTGAGCAATTGCACCACCACCAACGTTGTTGACTGGCGCATCTTCTTCCATAGACTTGACAAATTTCTTTACTGCAATTTCTTCTTCAGCAAGTGTAACTCCAGCATTTATCTTCTCCAATACGCTTAGATACTTGCTTTCCATAAGAGAAGTGGTTCTGTCTTTGTTATCATAGTACTCGCGTACCAAAAACAAAGCAGCCACTAAACTTTTGAGATTACTCTCACCGCCTGGAATCTTATTAATGATTTTTTTCATATTAAAGACCAAACGATGTAGGTAAGTGTATGAGTCTTTTTCTTCAGACGTGCGCAGTGAACCAGACTTTTTAAGGTTGGTTCCTTTGTCGTCGATGATGCCTAGCTTAAACGCTTGCGTGTCTTTAAAGGGTTTGACTAACATAGTCAAAATCTTATATGCTACTAGGTTGTCTACTATTTGACTCATTAAATTTTCCTTAAAGATTCTATCACAGCTTCATCTAATGCATAATCAGACGTAGTTATCGAATACTCTGGAACATTCTCTGGCATTCTATTCAAAAAGATTAAGAAAGTGATTAGTATGTTCCAGTGTTCTTTATCTATCTTATAAAATAACATTGTAGTAGCTGACTCATTAAATAAATTGTAAAGAACGATGATATGATTAAGTATCAATCGTTCTTTTAATTCACCGCTACTTTTATATCTAGAAAAGAGTTTCTTAAGATAAAGAAATCTTTTTAAATCTGAGTCAAACTCCTCAAGGCTATGACATTGAACATTATTGTAATGATGCATAGCAAATAATAGAAAATTTTCTTCGCTCAGCTGTTTATAAAGCATAATTTATAATTAAGTGGAGATCTTAGATCTCCACAAAATCAAGATTAAGTTACAGTCAAGGTAACTACAGAAGAAGTTACCTGCGCAGATCCAACTGCTTGAACCTTAACACGGTATTTGTCTGCGTTATCAGTTCCAACTACAGTAGCTGCAGTTGTGTATGTTGCGCTAGTAGATGTGATTGGAGTCAGAACAGTCCAAGTAGATCCACCGTCATCAGATCTTTCCCATGAGTATCCCAGTGTTGCACCACGGGTAGCAGTTGCAGTAACTGAGAATGTTGCTGTAGCTGGCTCCAGTCATGCTTCCCATAGCAACCAATGTTTCTGATTTACGACGAGGATATCCTGAAGAGAATGTAATAGAACCACCAGTTGCATGATTAACCGCAGCAACAAACTGAGTTGAATTTGTAATGCTTAAAATAGTTACAGTTGCACCGCTACTGAATGTTCCGAATGCTCCTGTACCTGATGTTTTATTTAAAACCATACCAACAGCCAATCCTGCTGTAGTTCCAGTAGTTAAAGTTACTGCACCTGTACCAGTTGATAGCGTTGCTACTAAACCAGTAGATACAGTTTCTGTATAAGATCTTGTCATTACCCAACCAGCGGTATTAATACCAACGCTTTGACCCTGTTCATTTAGAGCTTCATCGGCAGAAACACCGATTGTTGCTGCTTTGTCTGTAACGGCTTGACCGTTAATAAGGGTATCGCTTAGATATTTTGGCTTGCTTGCTGTAGTATCTGTGTTTGACCATAGTGCCATGTTTTTCTCCTTGAATTATCTTGATGGAAGACGTAGTGAATGTGTAGCCATTCCACCTGATTCGTCTGATTTTGTTGTTACTTTCTGGTTAGCACCAGATTTGGATCCTGCTGGGCGACCACGACCACGTTTTTCTTGGGTCTTTGGTGTTTCTGCAGTGTCATTGTCATTGAAACGACGAGTAGCTTTTACACCCTTGCCCGTGTCAACGATATCATGTCTTGCTCCAGCGCCAGTTACACGCTTTGGAAATTTCTTTTCGTATTCTGGTGTCCCTGGCCACATTGCTTCCATGAACTCTTTATATGTCATTGGCATATCTACTCCTTCGTGCATTTGTCCGCCAAGATTTTTGCTTACGGCAAACTTGTGGGTTTCACCACCGCCAACTTTACCACCCTTATTCGCTTGAATATGCACTGCCTTGCCGTCATTCTTAGTAACTTTACCAGAGATCTTATCACCAGTCTTAGAGTGATAGAAGTCCATTTCTTGACCAGTCTTCATATACTTAGCCATGTCTGGGTGCATCTTACCAGCTTGGGCAAACTCACGATGGTTAGCTTCATCGATAGACTCGACTTCTTCATTAACCATTCCAGCATGATTAGAGTCGTGGACGATATATCCTTTTTTCTTATAGAACTTTTCGCCTACCTTCTTAGCACCTTCTTTGTTATCGCTGTGAGTAACGATAACAGTCTTTTGAATCTTTTCTTTACGCTTAGAAACCATTGTATGGTCAGGGTCAGAAACAGTTACAGAGATACGGTGCTTCATTAGAGATGGAGCAACAGGTGCTTGTTCTTCCATTTCTTCCTCTTTCAATCTACCATCTGCTTGTGCTGAACGTAACATAGCTGCACGGTCGGCATAGCTACCACGCTTAACATCCTTAGCTGCCTTTTTCTCTCCAGGTGTAGGATTCTTAACATGCTTTAGTGGATCAAACTTTTCTTCCACTTCTTCCTCTTCTTTGCGAAGAAGTTTGAAGTCATGGGCATCAACTTTACCGTTCTTGTTCTTGTCAATCTTATGTTGATTGCCTTTGAGTTCTTCTTTGACGCCATCGACAGCTTGCAGCTTTGCAGCAATAGCCATCTGGCGTTTCTTTTCGTCTGACTTGCCAGCAAACTGAGGTGCATCAGACTGTTGGAAGTCTTTAATTACATCGCCCATATCAGCTTTAGCAAGATTCATTTTCTCTACTAGATCTTTAAATCCTAACATATAATCTCCCTTTTCTTCTTCTAGCTCAGACATTAAGTAGTCATGGGCAGTTTGCATATAATCTGTTGCTAAGGTAATCTTAGATTGAACCCACTCAGGTAAGTTAGTATCTGGTTTCATCTTAGCTTGTAGTGCTTCAGCATGGCGGCAGATAGTCTTTAATTGAGTAACAGCCATCTCGCCTTCGTAGTCGTACTCGCCTTTGTCTTTAGCTTCTTTTAAAGACATAGCCTTTTCATGGTGCGCATCAGCCTTTTCAGAATGCTTGTCTGCTTCACCATGGCGACCACGAGAAGCATGCCATCTTGCTAGATTCTCGTGATGATCAGCCATGTGTAAGTGGTGATCAAACATGTTACCATATTTCTTGGCAGCATCGGCAGAACGCTTGTTTTCTTCAGCCTTTTCGTATTCTGTGCTTTCTTCGTCTAGTTCAACTTCTTCTTTGTGAACAGTAGCACCCTTGATCTTCTTAGCTACATTTTGAGCATGAGACTGAGAACCAAAAGACTTCCACTTCTTGCCATTGATATGAACAGCATGTGGTTGGTCGGCTGGCTTTGATCGTGGAGTATCTAAGTCGTGTCTTTCGTCGTTGGCACCACCATCTGCATGCCATGCTGCAGAACGATACTTGCCACCGTAGTAGCCTTCTTTCTTTACATCGTCACCTGATTCTTTGTCAATCAATTCTTTTCTGTGAACCTTGCGACCGTCTTTATTTAAGACGTAATCAGAAGTGTAAATCTTTTCGATGACTTGTTTAAATGATTGCATATTAGTTCTTCTTTAAAATTGCTCTAAGCATCCAGCCGTGTTTCTTGTGTGCATCTATACGACCTGCAACAAAATCAGCGAAACCTTGTTCTTTTGCTTCAGACAATAGATCGAATAATTTATTTAGGCTCTCTATTGTCTCATCATTTGCTTCTAATAGATCAGCAACCATACCTTCGGCATCAGTGGCAGAGTTAGAACCATCAATGGTTTTGTACTTTGTTAAGTCATCAAGAGACTTTGGTGCCATCTCGCGCATTGCTCGAATCTCTTCTGCAAATGGATCAACAGCACCATAAAGTTCTGCGTACAAGTCACCAAAGAAATCGTGCAACTGCGGAAAGAACATACCTTCTACATTCCAGTGATACGCCTGTGCCTTATAGTAAAACACAAAAGTGTTTGCTAAACAAATTTTAGCAGCGATGATATGTTCGTTCATATTAGCTTCCTACCACAGTTTCATCATCAAGAGCACCAAACTGAGCAGTCTCAACTTTAGGGTTCCAGCCCATTTTACGTAACTTCAAAATACAATGTCCTGGACCATCGAATGTTAATCTAAAATCCATATGTGCATAAATTCTATCGGCAAACCCATGGTGGTCAAACTCGTATTGTCCACCATTAATTAGATAATAATGACTATGAAGTACTGGTCCAGTTGGATTAACAATACGTGTTATGTCTAACTGTTTATCTTTCTTAAGACCCCACCAGATACCAGTAATGAATACATGAGAACCAGTGTATTGAGCAAAATGTCCGTCAATCTCTGAAGAATCATTTGCACCAGCGACATAAACTTGTTTAGATGTAGTCAACCATGTTTCTAAATCAATATCAATAGACTCACCAGAAGGTTCAGTTGTGTAAACTTTCACAACTGCTTCAGTTTCTGAATTTTTGAGTATGTGTATTTTAGACATTTATTAGCAATTCCATTTACGTAATGCCAACGCTTTGCGAGTTGGTTCACCATTTGGTTTCTTCATAGGACCATCTACGCCACTCATACGAGCGCAGAAAGACTTGCGACGATTAGCAGCTTTGCTACCAGGCTTTAGCTTAGATGGAGGGGTAGTAACTGGTGCTTTTAAGTTACCACCAGATTGTCTGTTGTAATACTCACGACCCTTTTGTGTTAGACCACCAGTAGAACTCTTGTGACCTTTGGCATCTACTGCAGCTTCAAATAGGGTATCGTCGTCGATAGACTCTAACTTTTCCCAAACAACTTCAGGATCGATGCTATGTTCTTCGGCTAAATCAATGACAAGTTCTTCGATGATATCAAACATATCGTCAGCAGATAGTTCTTCTTTAACTGGTTTGCGCCACTCTTTGTTACCGTGATGACGGTCTAGGTGACGTGCAAGAGATTCTTTATCGCTGGCACTGGCACTCTTGTGGTAGTATGCTTTCTTTGCAATAGATGCATCATACATCTTTGGGTTGCTGGCAATCTCACTTGGGTCTAATGATTCATCTAGCTCCAGAGACTCTTTGACGCAACTACCAGGTGCGCACGGCTTGGTTCCAGGTTTGCGTTTGTAACCTTTCCAACAGTCGCATGCTTCTTTTAAGTGATCTTTAAATGAGTACATAATTGTTCCTTACATTGCTACACTTGATGTAGATTGTGTATATTTTGTATGAGAAAGTCTAGCTTTTTCCATCTTACGAACACGAGGAGCTAACTTCATAGCAACTCTGTTGATAGTATCTTTACGCTTCTCTAGTGTTCTTTCGATTCGCTCTTTCTCACCAACAGAAAGTTTATTGACATCGCGACCACGAACCATACGCTGCTTCATTAGTTTAATTGCAAGACGTCTTGCTCTCTTATTGATAGTGGCAGGAGGTGAATAACGCTTTAACGCAACGCGAATTGAACGTTCACGCTTAGATTGGGTCTTAGCTAGACGCACACGGGCACGGATTCTTTCTGCTCTAGAAAGAACTTCCATAAGCGCAGACTCTTTAATCTTTTTATCTTCTTCGTCGTCTTCGATTTCTTCACCAGTATCGTCATCGACTAAAGAGAACTCATCATCGTCGTATGCATCGTAGTAGTCATCGTCAGACATCTTTTCGATATCATCATCAAAGTTGTCGTCGAAATCTTCTTCTTCTGGAGTATGAATTGTAGGCATTGCTGGTGTGTTGTTTACAAAAGCATCTTGCGCTTTGCTAGCAGTTCCAAGCAGTGCAGAGTCATCTGGTAATTTAACTGCCTTACCTTCGATTGTTTTCTCTCCAAGCTGCTTTCTAATCTTAGCAAGACGAGCATGATCACTACCTGCTACTGGATGGTGTAAGCTATGACCTAACTTCATTCTGTGATTTAGATTAAGTGCATCTTGTTGCACTTGTAGCATCAGATCTTCTTCGTTTTCTTCTTTTAGCTTTTGTGGCTTCAAAGTACCATCGAACTTAATACCAACATCAGTTGCTAACTGCAACATGTTGTTTAGGATCTTTAACGCTTCTGCGTTCAGTGGTTTGTTTCTGATCTTTCTAAGCGCAGAGTTTACCAACTGTTCTGGAGAACTGGATGCTTCTGCATCTTCGTTACCTAACATAGTAGCAACCATGCGGGCAACCTTGACCTTGTCGCTTGTCTTTAAGGTCTTGTTTGTTAATTCTTCGTGCATATCTTCCTCTGCTGATTCTTGGAATTCTGATTTGCCAGTTTCTTTGAAATCTCCAAGCATTGCTTCTAATTCGTGTTGATGCGTGTGCCAGTAATCCATGTGATGTAGGAATTCACCGACTCTATCTAGAGATTCTTTAGCTTTGTCGTGGGCAGATTTCCACGTTGCTACTTCATCTGGCTGTGGGGCTTCACCGTAACCAATGTGCGCATCGTTTAACCCCATATATGCATCAGTTGCTTTGATGGCATTTAAGACTGCAATTGGATCTGCTGTGCCAGCACGTTCAATCGTTTGCATGAATGCTTTGGCAGCTTCTGGAACATGGTGGAAATTCTTTGTGGTATAACCCTTGAATGTTATTTCGTTAGGAGCATAACCAGTAGGAATATCTTCTTTGATTTGATTCTTGGAAAGGATAACATCGTGCAACCACTTGCGATGCGTGTTACCAACAGAATCAACTATGATTAAATGATTGCTGCCACGGTCTAGGATTTCGTATCGATGACCATTACTTTCAACCATTTGGCCAATGTGGAAGATCTTTCCCTTGTGATACTTTTCGCGGATAGCATCAACAGTAAACTTTACTTGTTCTTTAACAACGTCTAGACCCATACCTTGGCGAACGTCATTCATCATGCGACGACCATCAATGTCTCTCATAGAAGAAGGTAAACCCTTCTTGAACTGGTTGTAGTCACCCTTTGACGCAACAGCACGCATCTTAGAAGCAGACATACCAGCGGCATCGTCAGCGTCAGGATCTCTTTCACCAGCAGAAATAACCATCACTGAATCGAAATGAAACTCTTGACCATTGTATCGGTTCAAGAGTTTCTCGTATTCTGGGATTCGGTCGCTACCTGCGACCATGATTAAGTTTTTATACTTCTTGTTTAGTTCCTTGGCAGCTTCGATAAACGTGCGAACAGTTGGGCTTGCTGCCACAAACTTAGTGTCAGGAAACATCAGATTCAAATAGTGAACCTTTTTTTCTACTGTCAGGGGATTCTTTTTAGCATCCTGAGACTTGGATGCGTAGATGGCGTGTGAAGCATTGTGAGTCTTAGCAAGTTTCTTAACTGCTTTGACTAATAGTTCGTGCCCCGATGTGGGTGGGTTGAATCTACCGAAGGCAAAGACAACGGTATTGGAAGGCAACTCTTTGACTAATTGATTAAACTTTTTCATCTTTTCCATCTATAAAATAATTCTATTATATTTAGGATTATTTTATCTTTGTTATGCTAAATTATCATAGGCATCATGACCAAGAGAAAATCCGTTCTTTTTACAATAGGTCGCCCATGCTGACTTGTGGTTATCTTTTAGATCGTTATACGTGTCAACCCATTTGTACATACGTGGGCTTGGATTATCATTCCAACGATGTGCGTATTTTGATATATTTTTACTCAATAATTCTAACTGAGCAACAATCTTTTCATCTGGATCTTTAGCTTCAGTTATATGTTCTTTAAATGTTTTCATCTCTGCCATCCTTTAATAACATCAGAGGAGAAGTTAGCTTTGCTAAACTCCATGCGGTTTACGATCTTAACTGCTCCACCAGACAGGTGATCAATGGCAACGAAACCTTCAACACCAGTAACTTTGAAACCAGAAGCAGTCTTAATGAACGTAGAGATATGTCCAGCTTCGTTCATCTTGTTGATGATCATTTCTTTGATAGCAGTTAGCTTCTCGGCTATCTCAAAGATCTTAACAATCTCACGCTTGTCGTGATTGGCAAAGAACGCTAGAATCTTCTTACGCTTTTCTTCTTGAACGTCCTTACCCTTTTGAGTTTTCTTTGTATCAATTTCCTTTTGGAACTTGTCGTGGATGTAGTTAAACAATCCAGTTACGTGGGCATTGATATCAGTGATTGGGGTATTGGCTTTGATCTTTGAGTTGTTGTAGGTCTTAACCTGCATCAATAGATCTTCATCACGAGAGATTGCGTTTAGTGTTAATGGATTCATTGACTGGAACATAGAACCAACATCAGAAAGCATTTTAGTTACCGCAGCAGTTTCTGACTTGGTAAACGTTGCAGTTCCAGAATAGTCTTTGTAGTTTGCATCGTCCATCCAGATGGTAGATACATCCTTAAACTTTTCTACAATACCTTTACCAAAGGATGCTGACATAGTCTCGAATGATTTACCCTCATAGGTAGTATGCCAAACGATACCAATCTTAGCTGAACGAATCTTAGCACCTAGTTCGCTAGAGTAAGGGATAGCGTAAACAATAGTATTTGGGTGGAAGGTTACGTACTTCTCGCCATCAATTGTCTCGATCTTTTTATCATCGGTAAACATAAGGTCACCTTGATAAACACCAGACTTAATGCCTAGTTTTGAGAATTCAGATAGAGCAATTTTAAATTTATCGGCTAGGTCGCCAGACAACTCAGCATCGATCTCGGCTGCAGTCTTATATACTTTAGGCTCTTTGTTGAAGATACCTTTCTTAGCCACAAAGAACTTTCCGTCTCGTGGATCAATACCAGCAAAGATAGCTGGTGCGCCATCCCATTTAACAGTGGCAGTGATTTTAGAAGTAGAGTTACCAGCAAGCATATCTCTAAGGTCACGAAGGAAGTTGATTGCCTTACGAGTACCAGCTACACCTTCATTGAAGACTAAATCTTCAAGGTGCTCCATGTGGGTATTCTTTTCCTCGATGATAAAAGACTTTAGTGATTTCATTTTTTAATATTCTCTGTTATTAGACCACCACGTGTAGCCATTAGTTTATATGGATATATTGCTACACGTGCGCCATTATAACGTTTGCCTTTGTAAGTAAAGCCACGACCTGCTCTAAATGTAGCTCCAAATACAGGAAGATATCCTTCCACGAAATGACTTAAGTCTCCAGAAAGACTCATGTGACTGGAGAATGATAGTTCTACATTTTTCCCAGTATTCTTAAACACTGGCTTGCCTTGACCAATAATCTGAGTATGTTGTAAAGAAAATGCACCACCATAGTCTGGACCATAGATCGACATGTTTGCTAGTTCTTTATCTGTAAACATTCCCATTACAGGGCTTGAAAGTGAATCGCTATTGCCAACAATAGCAGCAACCTTGCCTAAGAATTTTTGAACCAGAGGGTGACCATAAATGTGTTCACCAGCTTGCTCGGACAATCCACCATATTGTTGGAAGGCTTCTGGTCCACCTTCTTTCTTATGTGAAATGTAGATTGCTCCAGGTGCTGTTGGATTTGATTTATCTTTACATAGAATAATGTCAGCTTTTGGATCACCCTTTACACCTGCCCTGGCTTTAATGGCAGAGTCTACTTTTACTGCATATGCTATATCTTTATAGACTTTAGAATCACCCTTTAATTTAAAGTCTACTTTACCACCAGCCTCAAGAATATAAGAATTTATAGCATCTACAACTTCGTCTTCGTATTGAGTGCCATTACCACCTGTGGGTTTTCTTATAGTATTAATTGGTATGAAACCAGCAATTGTGCCTATCTTGACCGCAGCCAATTTCATGCCAGCGATCTCATACATTTTTTTGTCTGTTATTTTAACTATTGTCCCTGCAGGATATTCTTTCTTTCCTGCCAGCAAACCTGTACCCTTTTTAGAATAAACAGCTGTTTGTTTTCCCTTTTCAATTTCAAAATCAATTTCAGAAAAACGTTTATTCTCAGTTACATATTTGACGAACGATAGTCTACCATCTGTTGCTTTACTTGCCAAGTCAGCCATCAATATACCCTTTATAAGAACCTCTCTTATTTAGGATTCTTCAGTACACGGTGATACTTTCTTTCCCACTTACCCACTTGCTGAATAATCTTAGGAATAGCTTCGTTGTTACGGTAATCGTAGTTGAATGTTTTTAGGAAATATCGTAGGGTATTGGAATCGTGTCTCACGTTGGAGCGAGCCAACAGAGTATCTATATCAACATTCGGACGGAACGATCTGTAGTCTAGCCATACGCAATGGGCATAGGCTTGAATCTCGTCGAAACCAGATAGATATTCTCGCTCATTATCTACCTGTTGCTTGCCAATCTTTTTATATGGAACTACATAGTTGCTCCATTCATCTCCACGACGATCATACTGCATAAAGTGAATGATCTCATGCATAAGAACCTGTATAAGTTTGTACTTAAACCTGTCCCATGTAGCAGGAGTGAATGGGAATATATCGTAGTCTATGGTTCGAATTTGTAGAATACATTGACGTGCATCAGGATCGTATTCTCCGCCAACTGCAATATACTTTTCGTATACTTTGGCTCTTGATAACTCAGGCGTAAACTCTAGTCGAGTGCGCCACTTCTTAAAATAATTTGAGAGACCCTTTTCGTCATTTCTGTAACGATCTAGGTCTCTCCAAACTTTTGCGGGGATGAATTTAGCTCTAAATGGAGGCTCATAGAAATTGAGCATATCCATCCAGTTGAAATTAGCTTCTTCTAGGAATTTCATCGTATTCCAGAAGACTCTTACGCTATGCTAGATGTTTATCCAGAAACGCTAGAACCTTCGCTTGCTCCTCTAAGTTAGTGTTTGCAAACTCAGTAATATAGGACATCAGTTCAAAATTTGATAACAGATTACTATATTTAGTTGCTCTACCTTTTAGGAAAACCTCCGACTGATCGGAGCCACGTTCGGCATATCGTTCCTTTAACATGGTGTCTGGAACCTTGAGATATACAACCTGAAGATCTCTGTTGGGCAGTGCCATACAAAACTCTAAGAACGACTGATTGAAGATTCTATCACCTTCGAATAATACGTTGGACTTGGTTTCAGCTACAAACTCTTGCGCTGCAGGTTGGACTGCCATTGAAAGACGATCTGTTCCTGCAAAGGTTTCGCCATCTTCATACTTACCTAAGATGTAAGTATCGATCTCCTCGCAGTACATGGCATTGAGTAACTTCTTTGGTTCACATTTGAACCAGTCGTAGTTATCGATAAACTTACGGAACAGAGTAGTTTTACCAGTTCCTGGTTGACCACCAACAGCAATAATCTTTTTCATCCAAACATCTCCAATCCAATATGTTGAGGCTCTTCATCATCGAAAAGCCAGTCTAAGTTTTCTATTCTACCTGATCTAATAAAGTTAGGAAACTTTTCTTTGTTAATACCACGCTTGTGGTCTAAACGCAGGTCGATAGTTTCATTTCTAGATTGCCACAAGACATCCCAATCAATACCGTACCATCCATCTTTTTCGCATTGCTGAATCTCTTCAGCTTGACGATCAAGATAATAGCCAAGATAACGACCATGCTTTTCTCGAAAGATCTTCTTGAATGAACACAGGCACGTTTCCATTGTAAAGAAGTCAACTTGATTCCCTAGCTCTGGAAATCTTCTTCTGGTTTCTTCGAGTATTTCTTTTGCTTGGACTTCAAGAGATACATAATCTGCTCTGTCCAGTTTCTGATCGTACTTGTCATCTTCCCCGAGGGCGAGATGCAACCCATTACGGTGAGAGCGAGACCCATCATAGTCATCAAGCATGAGGCTAGTAGGGCGAATCCGAATACCAGCGGTATGCTTAAGATGCTGAAGATAAAACCAAGTAGAATAACGACCAAATTTGTGAAGCTGAGACTTAACACTCTCCCACAAAACATCAAATGATTTTTCCTCGTTGTCGCCATAATGTTTCTCCATAACTTCACGTTGAGATTTGCCACCAATAAACTTCTGATATGAAGCAAACATGGTAGGCAAGTGACCTTTGTTCCACTTTGTATCAGTTTGATAACGTAGTCGTTTGTAGTTGGTAGTGTTCCACTGCTCCATACGATCAACTGTTGCCAACTCAAAGTCAGGGAATTCGTTCATCAGAACCCATGCAGTTGGTAAGTGATATGTATTGCCATAGAGCCAGCACAACCATAGTCGTTGCTCGTCGTTATGCTCATAGCGTTTGTTGATATAGTTGGTGCACCAAACCGCTGGGTCACAGTCATCGTATTTTAATGACCATGCGTACCAGCGGATGAATGCTTCACGTCGATTTTCTTTTATTCTATAATCCATTACTTCGTCTTAATAAAGGCAGGTAGTTCGTTGATTGTAATTTTGGCATTGATGGGTTTCATTGCCTTCTTCAATTTATCAGTGTGTGCCTTGCGGAGTTTATACTCAGTCATGTTACGGTGAGAGATAACGATAATACCTTCAGTGACATCCATACCACCCATCTTGTTAAGTACCGCACCCAATCCATCATTCATGCATCGGTCAGAGGAGATACTAATAATACCTACTAGCAGCTTCCAAGTCTCCAACAATCGTTTCCAACTCTTTCTTTGTGTAACGCTTGAAGTTATTTTTCAATACTTCCTGCTCTTCACGGAGCATCTTTTCCACAGACTTGATGTTATGGGCGATAGCATTCTTAGAATAATACTTCACCAGATTACGCAAAGCCGTGTTCTTGAACGTGGTGGAATCAATCGACAAGCCAGTAGTTTGAAGAAGGTTCAGAATACCACGCTTCAAAGCACCTTTGTCGTTAGGCTTCTTTTTCTTCTCTTGGTGATTCATTAGCAAGCCAAAGTCATCGTAGTTAGCTTGCTTGTTCAGAAACTCGGAACTGTTAATGTAGATGACTGGGACGTTTGGCCAATTCACTTCATACGCTGCTGTGATGGTATGGTTGCCGTCCAGAATCATTTTCTCACCCTTCTCATTCACAACGATAATTATTGGAGAGATATTGCGACGTGCTTTTAGTGGGTCGTCACGCATTAAGTCTTTAATGTCTTCAAGGTGCTCAGGTTCAATCGTATTGAACCGAATTTGGTTCTTTGGTAGTGCGAAGATTTCTTTCGTTGGTGCTTGATACTCAATGTAGTGCTCAGCAGCCAGACGTGCTTTGATAGCTTCAGTCACGTCTTGGTCCGCAACGTCAACGTAGTCTAGATTCTCTTCAGGTTCAATACCCTTGATCCAGTTTTCACCAACCAGCTTAATAGACTCAGTCAGATTAGAGAAGTCTTTGACGCAACCTACACCACCACCAACAGACTTATTGTAGAAGTCTGGGTTCTTATTCGCTTTGATTGATTTGAGAAGGTAATTCTCGAGAGTAATGGCGATAGACTGAGTGCCACGATAGATGATACTGCGACGCATATGACCATTCGCCCATGCGTACTGAAGTTCTTCATCTTCTGAGGATGTCACATAACCGTCGAATTCTTCGTCGGTTTTGTGGAAACCAATATACATTTTACCATCAATGATATTGCGCCAGCCGTAAACGATCGCTTCATACTTCATAATAAGTTTACTTTCTCAGTGTCAATAATACTATTATACTACAGAAACTGATTTAAGTCAACACTTTTTTGCGAACTGTAGGACGAGGCTAGACTTCCCTTGCGACCTGAATATAATGCCTTACGAACTGTAGGGTCATTTTCGTCGTAGATTCCATCCTCTAGCCTACCGTTTACCTTGAAAATGCTTAGGGAACAACCTGATTTCTGTTTGCCCCAGAATCTAAAACCTAAGGATTCGTAAAACGCCACAGCACCTGGTTCAGCAGATACTCGGAAATATACAGCACCTCGTGCCACTATATCGTCGTAGGAGGCTAGAGTCAGTTCTTTTGCTACACCTTTACGTCTATGCTTGTTAAACGTATGTAGCAGCTGTAGGTTTGCCACTCTAGGATTAGTCTTTCCAAGAGTGGTAATGATTGCACCCATCAATTCTCCAGACGAATCAAATGCTCCAAGACATTCATCCCATTGCTCTTGCATATCTGCTTTGGCTCTAAACGTCTTGGCGAATCCGTCAGCTTTATCTTCAGTGATAGCCGACACGAATTCTTCTCTGGTGCACTTACGCAACTGCAAGGTATTCACGTTGTTTGTTACCACGTTCTTTATCCCACTTTGTCTTTTCCCAACCAACATACTCATTCAGATCCCATACGAATGGAGGGAACTTGTAGTTATCTGCAGCAAGGATTTCTTTGACGCTTGGTCCATCGTTCAATGCAGCTTCGATAAACTTCTCTGCAAAACGGAACTGAGCTTCCATCTCTTCACGCTTTGTTGTTGAACGGAAACAACGGAACTCGATAGTACCAGTATGCTTCATGCAGTATGTATTGATTGCGTATCGGAAAGGACGACCCATTGACACACCATCTTTGCCAGCAGCGTGTAGCTTGATAAAGTGTTCAAAGTCTGTTGCCAGATTGATGATATTGTCACACATATATTCTGGCATTTCTCGTCCGCCGTCATACTTGAGATACATCTTAGCACCCTTGCATGATTTCATTTGTGATGCTTCATAGAAGCCATAACACGCTTCAATGGTATCGGCTTGATTGGCTTTGATGTAAGAGATTAACTTCTTGAGTGAAGCTACATCGTCCTTGAGACCAGGAACGAATACATGCAAGTGACCATGGTTCACGCAAGAAGCAGAAGGAGCATTCCCAGCATCCACAAAGAAGCTATGGATCTCCATGACTCGGTCCACTTGCTCTGCCCAAGTATTAGTTGGCTTAGTGTTAATCTCACCACCCATGTAAGGGTCAGTACCAAGAGGATCGCAAGCAATATACTTAAAAGGTTCATGAATGTTTACAATATCAGTTTCAGCGTATTCCCATTTACCAAGATGTTCTGGAACGACAAGTCTACGATCTACGTCACCCCATTCAATCTCGTAACCCCATGTGTATTTGTTAGACGGATAATTCATGTTCAACCCTTTGTAAGTCTCGTTTGTTTGTCTTTACTATTTGCATATCGAACGTAAGACTAGAATCAATAGTCATATAAGTGTTCATGGGAACTTCCATAGTAACACCCTCGACACCAGCACGTTTTGCAATATTAGACGTAGAAGTAATTATACATCCATCTAGCATAGAAGTCAAATATAATGGACGCTTACCATTACGATATGTAATTAGCTTTCTATCAGCCCACAACTCACACGCAGCAATAGAAGCATCAGGGAATTCTTCTAGTGGTGAAGGTGAGTGCAAAATCAATTCACTATCGTTTTTAGTTTCACAAACGTATTCTGGAAACATTGTCTTCCAGTTCTCAGGTAGTTCTTGAGTGACAACACCATTGTGAACGATAGAACATTCTGTGTTTGCTAAGGGTTGATTATATTCCAGATCGCTAGTGCTGTAACGACAATGACCAATAAGGTATAAAGTACCGTCATCATTTACCATCTCCTCCAAAGAGTCCAAATGAACAAACCTGTCTGCTGGGACAGGCTCTTTGAACGTCATAATTTTATTTTGAAATAATATAGACATTCCTGTAGCATGCATTCCACGAATCTTTGACTCATGGAACACACGTCGTATCATAGCAAAGTGATCACTCGTAGGGTTACGGATGATCGCACCAATAATAGAACACATTAAAAGAATCCTTCTAGTGAGTTTGCTTTTACAGATTCAGGGTGGTACTTTTCAAGAGTATCACGACCAAGTTTCTTTTCGCAGAAGTCATACCACTCTTCACTGTCCCACATTCCAGGGGAAACACCATTCCACAGTGGACGCCACTCTTTGTGTTCTCTGTTCAGTCTGCGAGTCTCAACAAACTCGAAACGGCATTCTTCGTATTCTTTAGTTCCCAACTCTAGCATTTTCTCTCTAAAGTAAACAACTAGGGAAATACGCTCAGAACCTTCTTGGCAAACAATAGGTGTGTTACCATGCATAACTTCGTGGTTGTTAATCAACAGCAAGTCACCTGGACGAACGTTAACTGCGACACGATATTCTGGAGCAATTAGATATCCACCAGAGTAGTTACCATCGTTGGACAATGTCAACAGGTTAGACAAACCAGAAGTCAAGTCACCAGCATCATAGTGTGCAGCTGTACGGAATGTCTTGTTAACAGTTACTGTGGTGAATGGAGTTCCAGGAACCAAGAATGCAGGATCAAGTTTCTTGGCAGCTTCCATTTGGTTGTTGTATCTCCATGGAAGAAGATCCTTAAAACCTTTGGCAAGATTCTGTAGGAATGGGAATGCCATGGCAAACTTCTCTGGGTTCTTTGTGGTGTATGCAGTTGCACGACCATAAGGAATACGTGGATAACGATCGAACCATCCAGCAATACCAGAGTTTACAGAGTTAGCATAAGTGGTAGCGCAGATTAACTTCTCAGCTACATGTGACGCACTCGCTTGCTGTTCTTCTTGCGACAACAGTTTAGTTTTGTTGACCCAGTCTTCAAACTTGAACTGCTCTTTCTTGACACGTTCAATAGACCAAACGTTGGCACGATTGGAGATTGAGTCTTTTTTATTGGCATACTTCTTACGAATTTCTTCGATTGGATCTTCACCAAAAAGATTCTCAGTAGGCTTCAAGAAGTAGTCTACAATTTCATACTCATACTCAGTAACCCACTCGCGATTACCAAGTTTGTCTGCACGTGGACCAGCAGCCAACCCACGATTCTGCGTTTCAATTGCAGCTTCGCGCAAGCCAGCGTATGCTGCGTCTTGTTGTTCCTTGGAGAAGTAGTTCTTGCGAAACTTAAAGACAATACGATCTTCTGGATATGTTTCATCTTCGCCAACAGGCAGTGGCATGTAAACATCACAATCTTCTTCAACCAACAAGTCATAGTGACTCTCATCAACAAACTGCCCTAGCAAATGTTCGCTGTTATATTTTCTATCGGCAACAATAACCTTAACCATATCTACTCCTTAAAATTTGAAATCACTGAACCCAGTACTACTATGTAGTCGTTTGCCAAACTCACTTTGATCGAAGAGAGGTTTATCTTCTTTCATACTGTAAGATTGACCAGCGTCTGACAAGTTCTGCTGAGCAGAGGCTTCTACATCATATAACTTCATCTTTGAACGATCAATACCAACAACGAATCGTTTGTAAAATCCAGGATCATTGTAACGATTCTTCAATTGTTTAACAATGATTTGATTTAGTTGTTCAAGTTCTTCATTGGAAACCAATGCAAACATAAAGTCTGCTGTAGCTGGCAAACCAAAAGATTCTGACGTATCTTCCAACCCTGGATCGCTATTCGTAAAACCACTACGAGTAGTTTGGGTTGCAGACAAGATCGGTACATTATATTCTACAGCAAGACCACGTAACTCTTCAGCAATCGACTTAATATATGTATAAGAGTTTACGGAGCCACCTTGCTTGACTCGCTGAGAAGAACAGATATTGAGATAGTCAATCATGATAATGTCTGGACGGAAGTCACGCTTCATCTTTAATTCTTCTAGCAGTGCACGGAAGTGACCAGCATGGGCAGATGCAGTTGGGTATTCTTTAACGATCAGCTTGCCTTGAGTTTTCTTGGACAGCTTTTCCATTCTAGAATCAAAGATATCTTTATCGATAACCTTCAACTCATCCATGGTAAGGTTCAAGAGGTTTGCATCGATACGTTCAGCAATACGTTCTTCAGCCATTTCCATGGTAATGTAAAGAACATTCTTACCTTGCATCAGTGTAGATGCAGATACGTGACACATGAACAATGACTTACCAACACCAGTACCAGCAAGTGCAATGTTTAGAGTTTTCTTTGACAAGCCACCCTTAGTGATAAGGTTAAACATCTCAAGATCGAATGCAACCTTTTCTTCGATTCTATGATAGAATTCGAAACGTTCATCTGCATCATCCAAGTAATCGTGACCAATGTGACTATCAAAACTTACGGCAAGCGCATCAGACAAGATGGATGGAATCGCATCTTGGTTGTGCACCTTATCTTTACCATCAATAATTTTAATCGAAGCCAGAATCGCATTGTATACTGCTCGGTCTTTACAAAACTTCTCAGTATTCTCTAGCAACCAATCAGGATTGGTCATCACATCGCACACAAGAGATTTTGCATACTCATGCAATTCTGGAACTTCTTTATCAGTCAACCCTGGAAGATTAGTCACCTCAATGGCGATAATCTCCGAGGATGCAGGTTTGTTGTATTTCTCAAAGAAAGAAATCAACAGACCAGCAATTGTCGAATCCTTGCGATCAGCAAAGTATTCTTTCTTGAGGTAAGGAATTACCTTACGGCAATACTCCTCATTATGAATAAGATTAGACAGAATGGCTTGTTCAATACGCATTAAAATTTCTACCCTTCAATACCACCAGTATATGATATGTTGTTTTCATTGATACCAAAAATAATAAGATCTCTTAAGAAGTCACCAAGGAATTCTTCAAAGACTGCTTTCTGCTTGGCAGTAAAATCCTTGCCTGCATAGTCATGCACGTTATACTCAAAGTGCATGTGAGCATGTTCTTCATCTGCATCCCCAACGATTTTATCAAAAGAAACCTTACCGTAAGAGAATATTATACCCTCATATGGACTCACAAGCAACTTTATTGCCTGTGTCTTGTCCACTTTATTTTCTAATACTACGTGAGCAGGTAGTTGGAAATCTTCAGGCACTTCGTACATATCATCCTTCTATTGCAGCAAGTTCTGCATCAATGTCTTCACCTTGCATGATGTCACCAGTAGAAATTGCATACTTGTTCTTGACAAACTCATTGAAGGTCTTTGATGTTACAACTGACATCCAGAAGTCTTTGGTATCGGTATCTTTCAAACGATACTTCTTGTCTTCAACGACCCCATCGGCATCTACCTTGCTATACCAACCATTGCTTGGCTTAACAACGTGTCCTGACTCCAAAGCGATATCAAGCAGACCAGACCAACGGCTAATACCACCGTCAAAAGATACGCTAACAGGTATCTTAGATTTTTCTTTAACATAACGACTTTTCTCTACGTTGATAATAAAGTTGTAGCCGACGATCTCAGTACCTTCTTTTTCTTGTTGACGACCCAAGATAAAGATGTTGTCAGCTGAGTAGTAAGAACCAGTACCACCACCAACGATGTCTTTTGGATACAAACCAATTTCTTTGTAGGTGTGGTTGACAACTACCATAGGAATGTCTTTCATAGTCAAGTGCGGTGTTACCATACGGAACAAAGACTTCATCTGTTTGGCACGAGACATATCGGCAACAGACTTTCCATCCATGGCATCTTCAACTTCTTTCTTGGAAGCAAGGTTACCAATAGAGTCAATGACAATCATAATCTTATCAGTACGATCGATGCCAGCCAATTGCTGCATGATGTCAAACTTCAATTGCTCAACGTCCATGATTGGAGTGTGAACAACTCTGTTAGTGTCAATACCAAAAGAGTCAAAGTAAGATTGAGGTGTACCAAACTCAGAGTCATAGAACAGCAAAGCAGATTCTGGATACTTGTCCATGTAAGACTTTGCCATTAGTAGGGAGAACGCAGTCTTAAAATGCTTTGATGGACCAGCCCACATGGTGAGTCCAGGAACAAAACCACCATCAAGTCGACCAGAAAATGCTACGTTGATAACTGGGATTGTGGTAGCAATCATGTCCTTCTTTTGGAAGAACTTGGAATTTGCCAGAATCGCAGATTCTTTGATTGTGGAATTCTTTTTGATCTTATCTAGAATGCTCATATTAACCTTTCAAGAAGTCTAGCAATTGTGCTTCGTTCATGGAACCAACACGTCTCTTAATTTCTGCATTGTTCTCATCAATCAAAATCATCGTTGGAACGCTGCGGATTCCATAGTGCATGGCAACATCTGATTGGGCATCGATGTCAACCTGCTCAACAGGTACAGTTACTTTGTCACCAGCTTTGATGATAACTTGTGTTAGAGTTTTGCAAGGGTTGCACCACTCAGCAGAAAATTTTAATAGTTTCATATTTGTCCTTATAGGTAATGGCAGTATGTGGATATAATATACTTAGAGTTGCTGATGGGAGGCATACCCTTGTGCGGGTACATCCACATAGGAGGGAATATTACTATTCTACCTCGTCTAGCATTTATAGTCAAGTTTGTTTTTTCGTCAGTTGTTACATCGTTGAATACGGTTTGTCCACCTTCTTCAACATCATTTAAGTAATAGAACATAACAAGGAATCTTTTTGCAGATGCATAATCTCCTACGTCAGTATGCCAGCCAAACTGGTCAATACCATTGGGATCATATCGTTTCATTCTTGCATCTTCATACCCAATTTTACTAGGCATAAATTCTACATTATTTTTCTCTATGTAAAATTTAAAAAGGTCTTGCGTTAGATCATAAAACAGCTTGGACTCTTCTACAAAGTCCTCGTGTTGTGTGATGTTTAATTCATGGAAGTTCATCATATGATTGCCCCATGAATTGCTAGTTAGCTTTTGTTCGTGCTTCTCGAATCTTTCAATCAATGAATTGCAAAAGTCTTCAGTCAATACATGATCAACAATCATAACATAGTCAGCTAAATTTTTCAAAAGAAATCCTCCAGTGATGCTTTTTCTTCAGTGTGCCAGCCGAGTGGCTCAATTACGGTTTGCAGTGCATCTAAAAATGTTTTCTCGAACTGAAGATCATAATCAATGAATCTATTTAGACCAAACTCTTCAGGTAAGGTTTGAGAGAAAGAAATCACATCCTCTTGGAAAGGGTTTGGCTTCTTTACATAAACAAACTTGATCTTATCTCCATCGCGAATAGGTTGGTAAACTTTATCCAGCTGCATCTTCTTCAGGTAGTGATTGTGGAGCAATGCACCACGTACATGGATTGGAGTACCCTTTGCATAGATCGGGGAACCTACGTAGGTCTTCATACCATTGACACCTCGTGGGAATGCAATTTCTGCAACTGAAAACGATTTGTATTCGCTACGAAACTTCTCGATAAACTCATGCAGCTTACTTTGGTCACCATCCAGAATAACAGGAATGGATTCTTTAAGTTTGTTACGAATGATTGCAGGTGTAGATGACTTGACCATTTCCAAGCCCATGACCTTGACCTTTGGCTTTGCAAACTGAACACCCTCAGAGTTATGCACGTTGAGAATGTATCGTTTCTTAGCAGTCCAGATACCTTTGTCAGCCAGAACCTCTCGCTTCATGATCATCTTCTGAGAGTAGGCATTCATGTACTCAGACAGCTTCTTATAGGTATTGTCGATAAAAGGCTGGAAGATATCTTCACAGATCTTGTCCATGTACTTGATCTTACCTGCTGTATCTTTATCAGCTGCTACGGTTTCAACCAATTGTTCAAGTGTCAAATAGATCGAGTCCGTATCAATGGCAATTACGTAATCAGCGTCCTTGGTCTTAAGCAACTTGTTCATGTATGCATTAAACTCATTAGCCATCCAACGAATGGACAACTGACCCGAAGTCGTAATACCTTCAGCCATGCGCAAGTCAAAGTATCTAAAGTACTGGTTACCCATGGCACCGTAAGCAGAGTTCAGTGCAATCTTCATAGCCATCTGCAGGTTATTCAATCTAGAGATATCCTTCAACAAGTGCTTCTTGCTTTTGTCGTCTTGATACTCTTGCTCAATCTTCAACATCTGCTTCTTAAACTTGGAACGGTCTTTGTACATATTCTCCATCAACTCAGGCATAAACCCTTTGATGTCTTTACGATAGCACCAACCATTTGCAGTCATGGACAGCTCATTGTTCTTAGCATATGAAGTATCAATCTCTCGATTCAATAGCTGGTCAACTGTACAAGAAATCTTCTCGTGCGTTAGGGTCTCTGGGCTGATGTTGTACTGCATAATCAAATGCGGATACAGCGAGTTCAAGTCAAACGAAGCAACCCACTTGTGCATACCAATCAGCGGATCTTTAACATACGCACCTTCAAACTGGGCATCTTTACCACCATACAAATTCTTTGCAGGGATAGCAATATGCTTTTGACGCAAGTGATTATAGATGATGGCATCCCACATACGAACCTGTGAGAATACATCTTCAAGATTAATCTTTGCGTTGTACGCCATAGTCAAACACAGTTCAATTAGGCGCATCTTGTCTTCCATACGGTCGACCAACTCTACGTCTTGGATGTTGTATTCAACAAACTGTTGCCAGTGATTTGTGTAGAAATCCTTGAAAGAATCTCCAGGGTTTTCTTTCTTCTTATCGCCAAGTTCTTGCTCGGCAATATAGTCAAGTCGATATGATTCTTGTTTGGTGTACGTAAACTTCTTGTACAGGGCAAGAAAGTCCAAGTGCGCAATGCCATGAATGTCGTAATGAATCTCTTCAGAACCTTTGATGAATGTCTTGCGTTCGTTGTAGTATCCCCATGGAGATAGTTTCTTGGCATAAGCCTCGCCAAGTTCACGCTCAATGCGGCGAACAAGATAAGGTACGTCAAAGAATTCGGTGTTCCATCCAGTAATGATATCTGGGTAGTTCTGCTGCCACCAAGCTACAAACTCTCGCAACAAGTGTGTTTCGCTTTCGCAATGCAGGTAAACTACATCGTCTCTACTATTCACATACGTTTTAGTTCCAAAGGTGATAACCTTTTTACTAGCAAGATCCTTGATTGTGATTAGCAAGATATCTTCATTGGCAGTTTTGATATCAGGGAATCCACTTTCGGTTTTAGTCTCAATGTCAATCGTGTATACTTTAATGAGATCCATATCCCACTTGATATCACTCTCGTAGGTATCACTAATATACTGGCAAACGTAATTGGTGTTACCGTAGATGTCGAACCCTTTGACATCTTCGTATCGCTTGACAAACTCTTTTGTGTCTTTGACGCCTCCAGGATTTACTGCATCTACTACAGTACCATCAAGTGTGCGCCACTCGCTGTCTTGTTTCTTTGAAGGAACATAGAGTGTTGGGTAGAATTCCACCTTATGTGAAAAAGGGCGACCATTGTCGTAGCCACGTACGAACATCTGGTCGCCAAAGGGAAATACGTTAGTATAAAAATGCATTATTGATTTGTTTTTCCATACATTAGCATCATTGCATCTAGTGCGCAATCATGCACAGGGTGGTGTTTAATAACTTCGTGTCTTTCGAATCCAGGATAGTCTACATCACAGTAGCCATTTGTGGCACCTGTAAGAATATCTACAGCAGTTCTAATATCTCTCCATGCAGCATAGCTAGTGATTTGCTGCATCTCACAACGAACTGCAAGGCTATCAATTGCCAACTGATCCAA